TTCTTGTTACTATTATATCTTATTGTGAAGTCTGGGTCAAGGTCAATCCTTGGCACATACCCGCTTAGTTTCATTTCTGAGACTAACAATCTTATGTATTCTACTTTGAGTCTGCCGATCATGGAATCATCGTGAATGATCCCATCAAGATAAAACCTTTTTATGGGCTTATGATGGTAGAACGTTGGTGGCAGGTTCTCTCTTTTTTCTGACATATCATATTATAACTACTTATCTTCAAAGTCTTTGTATCTATAGTATCCCTTGTCAAAATCGCACTGAACTAGGAAGTCTCCCATAAATCCATTACGGTTCTTTCTAAAGGCACATTCAATAATATCGCTATTGGTTCCACGCCCTAGAGCAAGTACCCAGTCAGCATCGTAGGCAATCTGTCTAGACCATGCTGTTTGACCCAGTGTAGGTACAGTAGAGAGGTCGTTAACGTCATCTGGTGTTGCAGATGATATAGCAATAATAGGAACTTCTTCACCAATAGCCATTAGTTTAAGTTCTCTTGAAAGGTTCTTCATTCGTACCGTTTCATTATCTGACTTCTGATTAGGAGCCATTAACTGAAGGTAGTCAACGATTACAAAGTCTGGCTTATACTGATCAATTTTTCCACGAAGAACAGAAGGGTTGATCTCTCCACCTTGATCGTTTGATATGATGTGAAACTCTGGCTTGCCTGCAAGATTCTTTGCATGCCATTCCTTTAGCATGTCAATCTCAATCTCGCCATTGCTAATCTTTCTATGTGACCAGCGACCTTCGCCCATAATAGTAAATACACGGTTTCTTACTTCTGTCTCTGACATCTCAAGGGATATTACAAGGGGTGTCTTACCCTGCTTCCAGGCCTGCACAGCGAAGTACAGGGCTAACCAAGACTTTCCTATACCTGGGTATGCCAAGAAGACTCCTAACTGCCCTGGCATAATTCCAGATGGCAAGTAGTTATCAAATCCTGGCAAGCCAGTCTTGATGCCAATATGTCCTAGGGCCTGTTGCTTCTTTACATTTTCAAAGTAAGCAACTGCAGACTCTAGGTCTGTGACATCAATATCACGAATAGCAGCGGTGTTCTTTTTTAACTCTGAGGTCTTTGTAATAAGATCGTTTAGGGCAATACTGCCTTGGTTGTTTTGTACATTTGTTGCTGCGGATCTAAGAATATCTTTTAGACTATCATTTAAATATTCTCCTTGAAGTTCTTCAAGATGATGCTTTGTTGCTCCAACCCCTGCTACTGGTTCAAAGTCTCTAAACTTTTCTGTAACTAATTCTTGTGGTGGCAATGTAGCATTTGCCTCAAAGTATAAACGAATAAACTCCCAGATATCTCCGTGGGTTCTTAGAAGATTATCAACATTGGCTTGAAGAAGAACATGCATCTGCTTATCTTTAAGGACTGCCGTAATTAGTTTTGACTCTGTATTATTCACTTAGCCACTCCTTTGCCATTCGTCTACGCTCTGCTCTTTCTTTATCATCTTTTTCTTTATCTAACCTTGCCTTAAAAATTTTACCAGCGTTGTATGCAAAGTCATTCCAATTAGGATACTCAGAAACAGTAAAATAATAATCAAGTAAATCATAGCATAACTGAAGTTTATAAGACTTGATAAGATTACCTGAAGCCCATTGCTCAGCATGCATGTTTAAACCAGACTCTTTTTCATATCTTTGCAAATAAAGTTTGTTATAACGACTGAGTAGTGCAAAAGTATCTCTGCGCTCAGACGGATCTTTGCGCTCTGCCATTATGCTTCGGCAGCCTCTTCTTGTGCTTCCTTGATCTTATCTGTAAGTTTATCTTCAACAAACTTGTAGACACGCTCAAAAGCCTGATCTGTATTTTCTCCATTGCGCTTTGAATCAACAACTCCAAGATCAAGTCTTAGTGATTGAAAGTTGCCAAGGTTAAGCGTGTATCCTAGTGTAACGGATACTTTTGTCTCTTCGTTTTCCATTTTATACCCTTCGCTAAATAGATTCATTCCAGATTGGAATAAATCTCCCATCTTCTGTCTTCCTATATGTAAGTATACCATCGCCCATTCTTCGTGTCAACTCTTGTTTACTAGGCGTAATATCATTAGTAATTAACTTATCTTTTCTTGGTCTGCCAATATGGTATGAAGCAAGTATATCACGGATCTCTTTTACTTGCGATTCTGAGTAGTATGACCTTACTTGGAAACCTCTTGCCCCACCCTTTTGAGACCCCGTTGGAAATGGAATGACTCCTCGTTTCATTAGTGATGGCATATATTTTTTGTGACGATTAACTAAATCAGCAGTCTGTCCTACAGTATATGCTCGTTCTCTTTTATTTTTAAAATCACTAGTTAAACAACTTTCAATTTGATCTTTTGTAATATTATAAACAGACATGATTCCATTAGAATGATTGTAATGATGTATTCTAACTAAGTCTTTATTAAGAAACCAAACCTTCTTGTTCCCTGGTATTACAGGTGACTCATTGTATTTTTCGCTCTCAATAGTTCCCTTTTTAGTAACCATTGTCCCTCCAAAGTTTGGCTAGGTGGATGAAAAAATACTCTAAACCCACAACTCATACAGTATACTTCTAAATGATTAATCTCGGTATATTGCCTATCTAGAAACATTCTTCCTTTGCACTTTTTACATGACATCATTAGTTGGGTATTCCAACTACTATCAAGTTAAGCCCAACGCTTGTGTCTCCTCCAGTATTAAACTTAACCGTTCCTTCTACTCTAGAAGTTGATATACTATTTATAGTTACCGTGACATCTTTTCCAGCATCAGTGTTTCCTACGTTAATAGGGGTCGCTGTTACAATTGGGGCAAACTTAAAGTCTGTTGAAAAGTCATAAGAGAACGTCTTAGACGATCCTGCAATCTGTGTTGTACTTGTTGTAACTTGGACATATCCACCGATTATACGGGCCTCTGAAATCTTTACGCTTTGCTTACCTGATGTTGTTGTGTCTACAGAGACATATTTGTTTGTTGAAGTAGAAATCTGTGAAGATAAATCATTAATAGCCTTAACAATCTGATAGATATATGTTACGTCTAGAGGCTGGCCTCTTTCTGGTACAGGTAATATTGCCATACTCTAATTATACCAGAGACCCTGTGGTTGCGTTTCTAATTCCTGAGTCAAAAATTTTGATAGTTTTGCCTGCTGTTGGAGTTCCCACTATTGCCTGTGGTTTTGTTGATGCTAATTGTACTAATACCCTTATTGTCTGAGGAGTGCCAGTTTTTAAAAATGAAAGGCTTGTGCCAGTTGGTGTTCCAATGTGTGTGAATGTAGCGCTGGAATCATATTGAACAAAAACATCATACTTTGTTTGGTCTGCTGGATTTGAACCATTAGACCAGTTTACTAATACTAAATTTCCAATTACAGATATATCTCCTGGCAAAACTTGAACAAACTGTCCATTAATCATAAAGATCTGCGACCAAGCAGACTTTCTATTCTTGTCTTCTGCAACAAGCCTAAATCTTATAACTCTGCCATTTTCTGATGAGACTTTTCCTAAAAGTTCTTTTTTAACTATAACATTCTTAATTCCTGCATCTGCCACTATAACACATCCAAACCAAATCTGAACTCAATATAGTTTGTTGTATTTGCTGACTTAATAATTGTTTTTGCATTTGGAGTTCTCATTACAGAGTATCCAGTTAAACCGTAAACAGAGTTTGTTGAGTTAATATTCTCAAGCCTAAATCCATCCAAGCAAACATAAAAGTCAGATGTTGGAGTATTGTTTCCATCCTTTGTAACAGAAACATAAATTCTAGCAGTATTTATTTCTGCCCACGAGAAGTCTGCACTCTTCTGAAGTTCTTGAAGTTGCTTTGATACAACCAAATACCTATTTGTTGAAAAATCATTGTCTGCACTAGTCACGACTGCTTCAAAAAGTGCCCACTTACCAGTTTTAAATGTACCAGTAGAAGAAAACTCAACAATAATTCTAACAGATGTTGGTAGTGTTTGTGCGTTACCAACCTTATTGACCACAGAAAATGCCAATCTAAGTTCATCTGCTGGAGAGTTTTTGCTAAAATCTACTGTCGTTCCGTTTAACTGTACAAACTCTGATCCAGTTGCTGCAAGTAGATGGTCGTCAGATTCTACAGATATTGTAGATGTGTTACCTGACATTATAAGAATGTTATTTAAGAATCTACATCTTTCATGTCTATCTACTCTGTTTTCATTAGTAAAAATTTTATTGTCTGCATTTGTTTGAAAAACTGGATATATCTGATTGATAATGTTTGTATCAACATCATTAATTAAATACCCAGCAGATTTAAATGTACCAACAACTGCAGCGTCTGCCACTAATGTAAAGGTTGTTGGGGATGGAACAGACACAATCTCTTTATCTGTAAGATTAAAACTGCTTGGAGAAATTCCAGAAATAGAAACCCTGGTGTTGTTGTTAGCGGAAAACCCATGGGCTGCGTCCGTTGTATATGTTACGTTTACTCCAGATGCTACTGCTCCAGTAATATTGACAAGTCTATCATCTAGTGGTGAATATATGACTGGTATCTCTTTACCCTGAGAAGAATATTTCCAGGATTCAGAATCAGAAAATGAGTAAATGTTTTTACTATCAAATGCTCCTGCAGCAGGGTTTGATGCAGCGGAGAATAAACCTACCTCTGTAATTTCATATCGTTCTTGTGTTGGAAGTTCTGCTGTCAGTACTACTTTTGATACCCCAGACTCATCCACAAAGCCTCTTGAGATTATAGGCACACGAAACATTTCAAAGTCAAGTGACTTTTTATCTGAAAAATCTGGAAGAGTTCCATCTTGTGTTAGTGGCTTTGGACCACACCCAACAGCAATATGAGAAGCATATGATGGTGTTTGACCAACAAGATACTTGGCTAGAATATTTTTCCCTGTGTTTGTTATCATTTAATTTCCTCCATTATATATTGTAGCATCATAAATTTCTCCACTTGTCAATAACTGAACCTCTGCCTGAACCCCATCTTTTAGGTTTATAAGGTTTATCACTAG